CAATTAGGTAAAATACTATCAAGACTGGAAAAGGTTTTTATTTTTAGATTAGCTAAGAAATACGGCTTAATCAGAGAAATAAAAGAACCTGTAATATTTTATTTTGAAAAAGAAAATTTGAAAAAAGTTGTGGATTTTGAGCGTGAAAAGCTATCCCTCAAAGAAAAGGAGCTTGAGAAATTTGAAAAAAGCAACAATGTGAAAAGTTTGTTTGTTGATAATCCGGAACTGTTGGAGGAATGAAGATGAATGGATAATAAATTAAAAATTCGTGAGGTATGCGGTGATTATGCGTTGGATATACCGTTCGCAGACGGTAGTGTAAACACGATATACTTTAATTCAAAACGAAATGCCGAAACAGTTAAGCATATTATCGAAATTGACGATAGTAACCCCAAAAATGATTTGTATGACTATTGTCCTAAAATAGATAAGGAGTAAAAATTATGACAAGATATGAACTCGAAAGACATTTAGGGAAATATGTTGAAATCGTACTTTTTGACGGAACGGTGATTGAGGGCATTTTACATAAAACAGGTGAAAAAGCCTTTGAAAATGACGCTAATTTGTCAATACCAAAGTTACGATATTTCTGCACTTGTGGGGATAAGGTTGTTAGTAATTGTGTTTTTAGATTGTCCCACATTAAAAAAATCAGTCGTATAAAAATTAAACTTAAAGTTGTTGACGAAGTTAAACTCTCAAAGTGGGTAAAAAAGAAAGACAGAAAAGTAGGTGAAGCGGAAGCATACTGCTTAACTTGCGGGAGAGAGGTTGTTTATCAAGTCATTAACAACCGTTATCAATTTGAAAACTATTGCCCTCATTGCGGTGCGAGAATGGATAAGGAGGAAAACAATGACTAATTACGAGAAAATCAAACAGATGTCAATTGACGAAATGGTTCAAGGTGATATTACTTTGCTCGGGTGTGTCGGTCATGTTCCGATGGAATATTGTAATAAATTCCACGGTAACTGCATTGATTGCAAAAAACATTGGCTTGAAAGTGAGGCAGAAGAATGACAAATACTCAAATTATTGCACAACATCTTGAAATCGAAAAAGGCAAAGAACAAGGACATTGCTGCATATGCGGACAGTGATCCAAATGAATCAGATGCTGAGATGTGGGATATTACAATAGCAATCAAAGATAAGATAGTCATACCGATTTCGACCGAAGAGGGAATTTTATTTGTTGATATAAAATATTTAGCTCCGTTTACCGATATGCCAAATGGTGATATGCGTTTGACTATAAGAGGTGGGATTAATGGCAAGAAATATGTATGCGTCAAGTTTGGCTTGATAGCATATGCATTTATTGCTCCTGTTGATGTGATTAACGACGAATTTGTAAATAAGATTGAAAAACTATACTCACAGTCAAAAATAGCATTAAGCAATTCAGGAGGTTCGATTAAGTACAATGAAACAGTATGAAGCAGACGAACAAAAGAAGCTCTTTCGCTGGGCTGACTTTATGAAGACAGAGTATCCCGAATTGGATATGATGTTTCATATTTCAAACGGCGGTAGTCGCAATAAACTCGAAGCGGCCAACCTAAAGAAACAAGGTGTGCGTGCAGGCGTGCCGGATATATGCTTACCTGTTGCTCGTGGAGGTTATCACGGACTGTTTATCGAGCTTAAATTTGGCAAGAACAAGACAACAGCAAAGCAAGACGAATGGCTTGCAAAACTGAATGAAAAAGGTTATGCAGTTGCTGTCTGCTATGGCTGCAAGAAAGCACAGGATAAAATTCTCAAGTATCTGAATTTAGGAGAATAACAATGGAAAATGAAAATGCAGAAACCAAAGTCGAAGAAGTCACAGAAGAGAGTAACTTTGACACTCTGAGTGAACTTGACAAACTTGCGGTCGGATTTATCGCAGGTGAAATTGATACAGATATAATAAACAGTCTTGATACATACAACAGGTGGTTTGTTCTGTCCATGTCAGCTATATACAGCTGTGGCAAGATTGGCTTGCTCTCGGCTAAAAGTTGTGTGCAGGTCAAATACAAGTTATTGAGCGAATACAGACGATTCAGAACAGAAACATATTTCGCAGAGATTGAGCACCGTGAATGGATTAAACGAACGAGAGAAACATCTTGCAAACTTACAGAACTTGCACTTCTAATCAACAGCAAAGACACTAATGCTTTAAAAACCGCTTTAGAGGTTATCGACCTCCTCACAAAGCAAGATGTGTATAATCAGCTGTTCATAAAAGCAGAAAACGATGAGGACTACAAGCAGAAATGCGTACAAGTTCTTACTAAGAACGAAGCACTATTTTTCAACCGCTTTGGCGATATACCTTTTGTTGACTTACTGTTTAAGTTTTACAAGTCAACCGAAGAGAACCGAGCAGCGGAAATATACAAAGAACTTGATTGCGATAATCTTAATGTTGTTGCACATAGAGTTCCTGTAAAATCAGAAAATTGCAAAGGCATAGCAAAATCATATCTTGAATATTTCAAGTAAAAATCGCAGGGGCTGAAATGCCCCTGCATATCCTGCTCAAGTAATTAATTAAGTGACCGCTATAAAAAATAATGATATAATAAAGGATTTATAAAATGTACATATATAAATGTGAAGTTAAATCAGGGCCTATGTTCGAAATAAAATATTATAAATCATTACGCAATCGTAACAAAAAGAACATTGCACGCAATTTCAATCAAGCAAAAACAAACGAAAAACAAGCACTTGCAAACCGCATTCGTGGAGAGCAGCATACTCAAAGACTTATCCTCTGTAACTTTACCGAAGGAGATTGGTTTGCTCGCTTTTCAGCGCCCAAAGGAGAATTCACAGAGGAGCAGTTTGAAAAGATTGTTAATAATTTTTTCAAACGAATCAAACGCAGAACAGAAAAAATAGGAGTACAATTCAAATACATTGGCTACTGTGAATGTGGCAAGCTCGGCAAGAACTGGCATCTGCATATAGTGATTGAAGATTGCATCAGAGAAATTGCAACAGAGTGTTGGCAATGGAAAAACGGCATAAACTTCACACCGCTATATCAAGACGGCAATTTTGCCGGTCTTGCAAAATATATTCGCAAAGATGTTTGCGGAAAGAAAAGGTTAAGAACATCAAGAAATCTAACCAAGCCCGAAGTAACAGTTGTTGAGGGCAAAAAGCGTGAATTCAAAAAACTTGAAAAAGGCGAGGCTTTGCCTGTGCCTGATGGATATTATTGTTACAAAGACGATATGTGGGTTAATGACTTCACTGGAGCAAGCTATCATTTTGTATTTATGCAATTGACTGCAACAAGGAGGCTGACAAACAATGAACCTAAAACAAATCAGAGAAATGAGTGACAATATCTGTAATTACAGAGTCAGGATAGCCACTCTTGAAGCAGAGGTAACGCACATTACCTCAAACATTACTGCTGCAAACGGAGCAAGTGCGTCAGGGAGCATTGACAAGATAGTGCCCCAAATAGCTGACCTTCGAAACGAATTACACAACACGGAAACGAGAAGAGCTGTTGCAATATGCAGTATACCAACTGAAACGACAGAAGGCAGCTGCTTAATTTTGCATTTGCGTGATAAGCGTTCTTGGAAAGAAATAGCGTTCATTATGGGCGGAGGGAATACAGAGGACGGAGTGCGTATGATGTGCAATCGCTATGAGTGGTGAAAGTTGTTCGTTTGTTCGCTTAAGGGTGTGTTAGAATATAATTGAGCAAAGCTCAGAAAATACAAAGTTAATCAAGTCGCTGTTAATACAGCGGCTTATTTATTTGCAAAATGATAAAAAGAAATGTAACAACAGAATGGATAATACAACAAATACAGGACGGCAAAACATACAGGTTCTATTTGACCGCTGACTGGCAAAGAGTGCGAGATAAAAAGCGTACAATGGAACACAATGAATGTGAACGGTGCAGAGCCGTAGGAAAATATAGCCCCTGTGAAGCGGTGCATCACAAGAAGTACCTTAAAGCAAGACCTGACCTTGCTCTTGACATCAACAATCTTGAATGTCTGTGCAAAGATTGTCATTACAAAGAGCATCACAAACTGCAAGAAAAAATTTTTTCAGAAGAATTTTCCGAGAAATGGTAGCACCCCCGGGGTCAAAAATCGCATTTACCTCAAGTGTGTGGATAACGGTGTACAGGGTAGACAATTTGTCCTCGCACGCACGCACGAGAAATTTTTGTGATAGGAGCAATAAAATGGCACAAGTTAAAATGGCAAAAATCAAAGAAAGCTTAATTGAACAACTCACATTAAAAGGAGCAGACATTGATGTGTATCGTGACTTAATCGAAAGTTACATTTTCTATACTAAACTTGAACGACAAATGCAAGCTGATATCAAGAAAAACGGCTTATCATACAAGGCGATTTCTTCAACAGGTAAAGAATACACTAAAGACAATCCGTCAGTGAAAAATTCAATAATGTACAACAAGCAAAGACTTGCTATTCTTTCGCAAATGGGGCTATCAATCGACAAGGTAGAAAGTGATGTAAATGACGAACTGTAAATACCTTGACGATTACATAAAGCAAGTAAAAAGTGGTCAATATCGTGTATGCAAAGAGCAAATACAGCTTGTAAATTTCATAGAAAAAGTATTCGAAAATGAGCAAGTCTATGTTGACAGTGAGCAGGTTGAAAAGTATTTTGCTCTACAGAAATATTTTCCATACGAATTATTTGCGTGGGAAAAGTTTTGTTTTATTCTGCATAATTGCACATATTCCGCACCGGGTGTATTAAGATTTCCCGATTTAGTTTGTGTGGTCGGGCGAGGCGCAGGAAAAAATGGCTATCTTGCATTTGAAGATTTTGCTCTGCTCACGCCTGTCAACGGCATACGCAATTACGATATTGACATTTGTGCAACATCAGAAGAGCAAGCAAGCACAACTTTTAATGACATCTACGAGATTTTGGAAAACAATTCTACAAAAATGCAGCGGCATTTTAAGTGGAATAAAACAGAGATTACAAACATAAAGACTAATTCAACAATCAGATACAGAACTTCAAACAGCAAAACGAAAGACGGAGGCAGACCCGGCAAAGTAGATTTTGACGAAAAGCACGCATATGAAAATTATAAGCTCATTGATGTTTTCACAACGGGCTTAGGCAAAAAAGCTATGCCACGCAGAACAACAATTACAACTATGGGAGATGTTCGGGACGGGCCGCTTGACAACGAGCTTGCCGCAGGTCTTGAAGTACTGAATGGTGATGCACCTGACAACGGCACTCTTTATTTCATATGCAGGTTAGACAATGAAAAAGAGGTATATGAGCAAGAGAATTGGTACAAAGCAAATCCGTCGTTGCAATATTTTCCAAATTTGTTAAGAGAAATTCAAAAGGAATTTGAGGATTGGAAGCGTGACAAAGTAAACAATTCATCTTTTATGACTAAGCGTATGAATATCCCCAAGGGTACAGAAATGCACCCGGTTACAGCGTGGGAAAACATAAAAGCCACAAACAGACCGCTACCCGATTTGGAAGGCAAAACTTGTGTGTTTGGTCTTGACTATACTAAAACAACAGATTTTCTCGGAGCAGGTTTGCTGTTTATGATTGATAACGAAATTGTTTGGAAACCGATGTCGTGGTATTGCTCACAATCCGCTGACCTCAGCAGAATTAAATTTCCGTATGATAAACAGCCTGACCTACAACGAGTTGATGGTGCAGAAATATCGCCACAAATTGTTGCAGAATGGCTCAAAGAACAGAAAAAGCACTACAACATCATAGCAGGAGCGCTTGATAATTACCGCTACACTTTGCTCAAAAGTCCTCTATTGGAGTGTGGATTTGAGTGTGACCGCAAGGGACTTAATAACTTAAAACTCGTGCGTCCGTCAGACAAAATGCTTGTAGCTCCGCTGATAGCATCTGATTTTGCAAACCATAAAATCATATGGGGTGATTCGGCGTTAATGCGTTGGTACACGAACAATACATCTGCAACAGAGGATAAAAACGGCAATATCAGCTACGGGAAAATTGAGCCAAAGTCAAGAAAAACAGACGGCTTTATGGCTTTTGTAGCGGCATACACACAATTAGATTTGCTCAGACAAAGCCAGCCTATTTCAACAGACAATTTCGAGAAATTTTTTAAAGCTATCAGCATATAAGGTGGTGATATTTTGAATATTTTTAGTTTTTTTCGCAGAAAAATTAAAGCAGCCCCTCAAGAAAATGACAACAGCTTTGATGACAGTTATTCTGCCGCCGAGCAGCGGTTTAGGCTAACAGAGCTTGCACTGTTTACTGCAATTGATTTTATAGCCAAAAGCATTGCCAAGTGCGAATTTGTTACTGTAATTGATAACAAGGAGTACAAAGGTCTTGAATACTATCTATGGAATTATGCACCGAACAAACATCAAACGAAAGTCGAGTTTTTAACACAGGCGATTTCAAAATTAATTTTTGACAACGAACTGTTAATTATTTCAACTGCTGATAATCAGTTGCTCATTGCAGATAGCTATTGCAAAACTGAATATGCTGTTTTTGATGATATTTTTACAAGTGTAACTTGCCGAAATTTTACATATCAGCGTACTTTTAGTGAAAGTGAAGTAATTTATTTAAAGTACAACAGCTTTGCTCTCAGAGGCTTATTAGCCGAAATGTGCACTACATACGAGCAACTTATGATGTCTGCTCAAGAGCGCTACAATAAAGCCATAGGGCATAAAGGTATAGTAACTTTTGAAAACTTCAACTTTGGCGATAAAGATTTTAACGAAACATTTTCTGAAATTCTCGGAAAGCAGTTCAAAAAATATTATGAGTCAAAGAATGCTGTATTACCTGTTTTCAAAGGAATGAAGTATTCAGAGCCTGCAACAGAGGCAGGGAAAACTACAAACAGTGAAATTACCGATATTCAAAAGCTAAGAGCAGAGGCATATGCAACTGTTGGAAACGCTTTACACATTCCGCCGGCTATTCTTAGCGGCGAGGCATCTATGCTTTCAGACGCTATGGATTGTGCTATCGCAAATGCGGTAGATCCTATTGCACAAATGTTTGAACAAGAAATTACAAAAAAGAAATTCGGAAATTCCGAATTTTTAAAAGGCAACTATATGCTTATCGATACAACAACAGTTAAACATATAGACGCTATAAGCAATGCAAATAACCTTGACAAATCAATAGCAAGCGGTGTCCTCTCCCCTGCAAAGGCTCAAAAGTATTGTAATATGCTGCCTTGCGAAGAAGAATGGGCACAGAAATATTACATTACAAAGAACTATCAGACATCAGATGAGGTGTTGAAAGGTGGTGAAACTCAGTGAAAGAAAGAAACTACAAAATCAAGCAGATTGCGGATGAAAATGTCTTGCAAATCTATTTGTACGGTGAAATTGAACCGGGGTATTTAGACTGTTGGGGTTATTACTATGGTTCAACTACAAGTGCAGAGTATATCCGAAAAGCCGTTGATAAAGCGGGGACTATTAGCAGTATCGAACTGTACATCAATTCAGTTGGTGGTTATGTTGACGAAGGTGTCGCTATTTACAATCTGTTAAAAAGGCAGAATGTACCTGTTACTGCGTATATTGACGGTATGGCGTGTTCAATCGCAAGTGTAGTAGCTATGGCAGCGGATAAAATCATAATGCCGTCTAATACAACTATGATGATTCATCACGCTATCGGTGCTTGCTACGGTAACGCTAAGGAACATAGAGAATACGCCGAACAGCTTGATAAAATCAGCGAAGCAAGCACAAATTCTTATCTCGTACACGCAGGCGATAAACTTACGAGAGAAACCCTTGAACCACTGCTTGATGCTGAAACATTCCTTACTGCACAGGAGGCGCTCGAACTCGGCTTGTGTGATGAAATTCTCGACCCTGTTGACTTAACGGATTCAAAAGAAGTTGTTGAACAAGCAGAACAGAGAAAAAATCCTAAAGCAAAACAAGCAGCGGCAGAACTCACGAAAATGCTTTGCAAAAAGCAGCCACAGGAATCAAAACCCACTCAGCACGAAAAAGACAGTTTTGATTTTTTTGAAAATTATTTCAAAAATAAAAATTATTTATAAAGGAGAATAAAAATGAAAAATCTTGATTTAATCAATAATGCAAAAACGAATTTTGCGAAACAGTTAAAAGAAGCATTTGCAGATAAAGATGAAGTTAAAATGACTGCTGCGTTTGAGCAGTACGCTACAAGTCTTCAGCAGGCTATTATTGACACAGCAGCAGAAGTAGGTGCGACCGCCGACAACGCTATCCTTGCAAAAAGAGGTTTCCGCCAGCTCACATCAGCTGAGCAGACCTTTTACAATAACATTAAAACTGCATCTAAGTCGGTTGATGTTAAGCAGAGCCTTGCAGGTCTTGATGTAACTATTCCGCAGACTGTAATTGATACAGTTCTCGAAGACATTTCAAATGAGCATCCACTTCTTGATGCTATCAATATTGAAAACACGTACGGCTCAGTGAAAGCAATTTTTGCAACTGATACAAAACAAATGGCGGCTTGGGGCGCTCTTAATTCTCAGATTGCACAGGAGCTCGCTGGAACCATTGAAGAAAAAGACTTCTCAACATCAAAGCTTACAGCATTTATTCCTGTTCCAAAGGATATGCTTGAACTCGGAGCTACATACATTGACGCTTATGTTCGCAGAATTCTTGCTGATGCTCTTGCTTACGGACTTGAGGACGGTTTTATCAATGGTGACGGCAAAAACAAGCCTGTGGGTATTCTCAAGAATATTAACGGCGCAGTAACCGCAGGTGCATATCCTGACAAGACGGCGACTAAAGTTACAAAACTCGATATTAAGTCATATATGCCTCTGATCGGTAAGATTGCAAAAGGCAAAGGTGGCAAAACTAAGTCAGTGCCGTTTGTTGACTTAATTGTCAATCCTGTTGATTACCTCACGAAGGTTATTCCTGCAACTACAGTTCTTGCTACTGACGGTAGCTATAAAAACAACATTTTCCCTTATCCTACACGAGTATTTCAGTCTGAAATGATTGCAGTAGGCACTGCTGCTCTTGGCCAGCTTTCTAAATACAAAGCCTGCGTATCGACTGGTAAAGGCGGTAAACTCGAATACTCTGATCAGAACCAGTTTCTCGAAGACAATCGTGTATATACAATTAAAACATATGCAACGGGTTTCTCGTATGATGAAACTGATTTCTTAAAGCTTGATATCAGCGCTCTTGAACCGCTCGCTATCGAGGTTACTCTCAATTCTAAATCATCAACATAATAAGCAGGAGGTGTTGAATTATGGCACAGTTAATTGATGATGTGATTAATATGCTTGATTTTGACAGCGAACACATCAAAACTGACGATAGCGCAAAATCAAAAATTAATATCATAATTGAAAATGGCAAGCAACACCTCCGCTCTTTCCATCCTGCCTTAACTGATGAGGATTTCATAAGCTCTACAAGAGCAAGAAGTTTGTTGTTTGACTACTGCCGATATGCTTACAGCAACGCAACAGAACAGTTTGACAACAACTTTGCAGCGGATATTTTGATGTTAAGGCAAGAATATGAGGTAAAAGCTTATGACTCAAAGTGATATTAAGTTTTTGACATTTAACGACGGTGTAGCTTTTGTTTTTGATACAGACGAAAACGATACTATTATTGCTAACACAGCACGAAAGTATCGCTTTGGCAACGAAAAAGTTGGAGTTACTCGTTATTACGGTGCAAAACAAAATGATATTGAATTATCAAAAGTGATACATATACATTGTGATGAGAAAATTCAGCCGGATATGGCTTTGGTAATTGACTGCACAAGATACAAAATTGAGCAGGTTCAGCATGACAGATGCAAAAATCCGCCTTGCACTATTTTATCTTTATCTCAGAGAGGCTTATACAAGGAGAAAGCAAATGACTTTTAAAAATTATGATGATTTTGTCGACTTACTTGAAACTTGTAACTTCAAAGTTGCTGAGGCTGATTTTAGCAAGCCGGTTGAAACTCCGTTTATTGCATATTTCAAAGATGAAGATAAAAATGTATATGCAGACGGAAAAGTTATTTTTACTTTATATAGTAAGATTGATATTGAGCTATATACAGACAGGACCGATCATACAAGTGAGGAAAAATTTGCAGAATGGCTTAATAAGAACAATCTTGTTTGGAAAAAGACTAATCGAGCATGGATTGCGGCAGAAAAAATGTGTGTATCATATTATGAAGTAAGAGTTGATTACAAAATATGAGCAACAAAAAATGCGGTATCGACAGAATCGGCGAAACTATATCTCGTGAAGTTGCAGGATATACGGCAGACAGACAAATGGGTGTTATACATCTTGTTGATACTAAAGCAGATGAGCTTAAAGAAGCAATTAAAAAAGCAGCACCTGTTGGCAAAAGGAAAAAATATCGCAGGTCGTTCAAAGTAAAAGTTACAAACGAACTTAATGCTTACTATGAAAAGACGGTCTTTGCCTCAGGCAAAGAATACAGGCTTACACACTTGCTCGAAAAACCTCACGCAAGTAGAAAAGGCGGAACTGTAATGCCAAAAGTGCACATTGCTCCTGCAAGCGAGCAAATTCACAAAGAATTTGAAAACGAAGTTAAAAAACTAATTCTCTCTTCAAAGGCAATGGGTGGAGGAATCAAAAGAAAATAACAAAGGAGATTATCTTATGAACAAAACAATCGCAAAAGTAGGCTATGCTATGCTTACAGAAACAACAGAAGGCAAAATTACATATGACAAAGTAAAGTGGTTTAAGTCTGACAAAGCCGGCGGCAGAACAGTAGGTGCAGAACCAAGCGGTGAATCAACTACCGTATATGCAGACGGTTTGCCTGTTATAGTTGCAAATAACAATGCAGGTTACAACATCAGTCTTGAGCTTATTGCTATCGTTGATGACATCGAAAAGGACTGGTACGGCAATGCTGAGGCAACCGAAGGTGGATTTATTGAAAAAGGCGGAATCAGCGTATTACCTCGCTTTGCTTTGCTTGTTGCTAAAGAGCGTTATGACAGCGACAAACTCTATGAAATTGACACATACTTCGACTGCGTTGCATCTACAAGAGCCACACGCAACGATAAGACATCAGAGGGTAACTTTGATCCGCAGTTTCCGACATTTACAATCACCTCAAAATCTCGCCCGGACAATGACTTTGTAAGATACACATCGTATGAAGACACATTACCTGAATCGGTAGTAACTCCAACAGTAAAAGGAGAAGTATAATGAATAAAACAATTAAAGTCGGTGAGAAAGAGCTTGAAGTTGAAGTGTCTGCATATACTATGCTTATTTACGAAGACAATTTCAAGAATCGCAGTTTTTTAAGAGATGTCGATATGTTGACAGCTAATCCAAATAAAGTACAGTACAGCTCAACTGTGCGCATTTTATGGGCAGCGGCTAAATCTGCAGACGATACAATAAAACCAATCAAAGAATTTTCAAAGCAGTATAGCATTGGAGAAGTAATATCAACAGCACAGCCCCTTGTTGACCTCATTGTAGAATCACTGAAAACCAGCTCAAAAAAAGCAACAGCGGCAGCAGTCTGAGAGTACAAATGACGGCACAGGAGATTTTATCCTATGCCGTCAAATGCGGTCTGACTGTCGCTGATATAAAAATTTTTTCGATTGGTTTTATTTTGGATTACATTGATACTTACTACAAGCTCAAAAACAATCAGAACATACACGCTGATGAAGAAAAATACTTGAAACTTAAATCAGTGTTGCCATTCGTTGAAGAAAAATACAACAGCGGAAATATTACTTATCAGCAATATTCTGAATGGATGAGTGATTACAAAAGATTGGAGGATATATATGGCGTCAACTATTAAAGGTATTACAGTTAAAATTGCAGGCGAAACAACGGACTTGCAAAAAGCGTTGAAGAATATACAATCCTCTTCACGCTCATTGCAAGCGGAATTGAAAACTATTAACAGTCAGCTTAAATTTGACCCTGACAATACAGTCTTGCTCACGCAAAAGCAAGATGTTCTGCGTGAACAGATTAAAAGCAGTACATCTGCTCTCCAAGAGCTTAATGAAGTTAAAGAGCAAGTTGAAGAACAAGCTAAAAACGGCGAAATATCTGCGGATCAGTTTAGAGCATATCAGCGTGAAGTTGAAAAAACTAAAAGTCAGCTTGAAAACTTTGAAAAGCAGCTTGCCGATACAGAGGCGACAGCAAAAGCGGTCAATATGAAATCGCTTGAGGGCGAAATGAGCGATGTCAGAGCAGAAACAAGCAAAACAACTGACAGCCTTAAAGAACTTGAAGACAAAAGCAACAATACTAACTTAAGCAAATTCAAAAAAGAAGTTGACGATGTAAAAACATCTGCAACTGAGCTTAAAGATGTTCTTGCCGACACAGCAGCTGGAATAGGTGCTGCTTTAGGTGCTGCGGGTGGTTCTGCAATAGCAGCAATAACAAGTGCTAACAGCGAAAAAAAGGCGCTCAATTCATTACAAGCTCAAACAGGTTTGACAAAAGATGAATTATTAAAATATAAAAGCGTAATCAATGATATTTATAAAAACAACTTCGGCGAATCACAAGAAGAAATAGCTGATACACTTGCTAAAATTAAACAGTTTACCGGCGAAACAGATCCAGGCAAAATGAAAGAACTTGCAGAAAATCTATATACTTTACAAGACACATTTGGTTATGATATACCAGAATCGTTAAGAGCAGTTAATATGCTTATGGAACAGTTTGGAATATCATCAACTGAGGCTTTTAATCTTGTAGTTCAGGGGTCACAGCGTGGGCTTGATAAAAACGGTGATTTTCTTGACACTCTTAATGAATATTCCGTGCATTATCAGCAAATGGGTTACAATGCAAACGAATTTATTAACTCACTTGCAAACGGCACCGCAGCGGGTACATTCAGTGTTGATAAACTCGGTGATGCAATGAAAGAGTTTGGAATCAGAGTTAAAGACACTTCTACATCAACCCAAGAAGGCTTTAACCTACTTGGATATGGAGTTAAAGCATCAGCAGAAGAAATACAGAAAGCAAAAGATGAAATAGCTAAACTTGAGCAAAATCTATCGTATGCAAAAGCTGAACAAGCTGGATTTAACGAAAAAACAAGTGAATTAACAAAACAAAAGAACGCAGACAAAATAGCAGAATACAGTTCAGCTCTTGAAACAGCAAAAACAAATTTACAAATTTTAGAATCAGCTGGTAATGGTGCAAAAGGCACTATTGAAGAGTTGCAAGCAAAGTTTGCTGCCGGTGGTGATACTGCGAAAGAAGCAACACAAGAAGTTCTGCAAGAATTGTTTAACATGGATGATAAGATCAAGCAGAATCAAGTGGGTGTAGATTTATTTGGCACGATGTGGGAAGACCTTGGTGCCGATGGTGTTAAAGCGTTAATGGAAATCAACGGTACAGCTGATTTAACAAAAGATTCAATGCAAAAAATTAAAGACATCAAATACGACGATGTCGAATCCGATTGGGAAGAACTTGGCAGGACGATACAAACTGACATAATAAACCCTATTGGCAAATCATTATTTCCAGAAGTCAAAAGCCTTTGTGATTTTACTTCTAAACATACAGATAAAATTATTCCTGTTTTAAAAACTGTCGGCTCTCTTACTGCAGGCATTTGGATAGGCAAGAAAACATCAGCAGTAATTACAGCTACATCACAGCTTGTTAATTCTTATAAAGTGTTAAAAACAGCTACTGAAGGGGCTGCTTTAGCTCAAGAGGGCTTAAATCTTGCACAAAAAGCTAATGCTATCGGTGCTGTAGTATCAATAGTGACAACACTCATAGGCACTATCTATGCTTGGAGCGAAGCAAGTCAAGATAACTCACAAAAATTAGACGAATGGCAAGAGAAAATAGACACTGCAAAAGAAAAAAACAAAGAACTTACAGACAGTTATCAAAATTTTATTGATAAACGAAACGAATCCGTAAATAAAGCAACAAGCGAAAATCAATATTATGATAACTTATGGGAAGAACTTAAAAAAATAGTTGATGAAAACGGTAAAGTAAATGAGGGCTACGAAGACAGAGCAAAATTCATCACTACAAAGCTTGGGGATTTAACCGGAACAGAAATAACATTGAATGACAATGTTATAGAAAACTACAAAGAACTTAGAGACACTATTCAGGAAGTTATCGACAAGAAAAAAGCTAACAATATTCTATCTGCATATGAATCAAATTACAATGAAGCTGTTACAAACAAAAGCGAAGCACAAAATAATGTAGAAAGTGCTCAAGCAGCTTATGAAAGTGCTCAAAGGGGTACATCAAAAGTACAAACTGAATACAATAAAGATGTAACAGAGTTAATGACTTTAGAGCAACAGCTAAAAAGAGCAAAAGAAAAAGGACCTATAATGTCAAAAATCATTGGTCTTAGCGCTAAAGTTGATCAAGGCAAAAAAGAATTAGATTCAGCAAAAAAATTTGAACAAGAAAAAAAGAAAGAGTTAGAAACTTCAAAGAAGACTTTGCAAGAATATCTTACAACTATAGATAATTACGAAAATCTACAAACTGCAATTTTAAATGAAAATGAAGAAAATACTTCAGATGCACTAAGAAAAATTCAAAATGATTTTATAACTGCAAAATCAGGAACAGAAGAAACACTTAAGCAACAATGCGTAAACTATCGTATGAGATTTACTGAAATTCAACAAGCAATTGCAGAAGGAAAAACAGATTACTATACTGCTGACGATCTTACTAATATGCAATTACTTTTACAAGCAGCAGAAGATGAATATAATAAATATTGTCAAAATTCGCTTGAAACAGGAGAAAAAGCAACGAGTAATGTAGCTGATGGTATTGATAAAAATTCTGTAACAGTATATGAATCAGCCAATAAAGTATCAAAAAAAGGTTCGTCCGGTTTTGCAAGTGACCAACATGAAAGAGTCAAAATAGGCAGCAAAAGTGTTAACGATTACGCATCAGGTATTGACGGAAACAGTGGCGTTGCAAGAGAAGCTGGAGTAAGAATTGGTAAAAGCACTCGCAGTGGTGTTAGAAGTATATCTCTGTTCAACACAGGTAATAATTTTGTTCAAGGTTTTATTAATGGTATTTCGTTGGGCGATGCTATTAAGAATGTATGGAGCACAGCTACAGGCATAGGCGGACTTGCACTTGGTGCAGTAAAAAAAATTCTTGGCATTAATTCTCCGTCGAGAGAGGCTAAAAAAATAGGCAGTTATTTTACAGAAGGTTTAGTAATAGGTATCAATGACAATAAAAACAAAGTAAAACTAAGCACAGAAAATCTTGCAAGTTCTATGCTTGGTAGCTTTGATTTTGAAAAACCTGTTAGCTATATTGATATGTTAAATGATAAATTTAATAACATCAAAAATTTAGATAATGCTATTGCATCAAGAAGTACAAATAAAGTAGTAACAAACTCTCCAAAGGTTGAATTAAATTACTACGGTGATGTAAACATAAATACGGACTTAGATATTGATAATTTCAATGAGCGTGTTTCAAATGCAATTATAGACACACTTAGCAATGAATGTTAAAGAGGTAAATTTATGCATAATTTAGAATACAACGGTACAAGCTTACGCAAACTTGGTTTTTGTATAGCCAACACACCTTTTTATCAAATAGCAAACCGCAAATTTGATATTGTCGACATTTATGGCAAAGACGGTGGAATAATCAGCGATAACGGTTATTACGAAAATATAGATGTATCGTATGAAATCAACAGTCTTCCGTGGCTTGTATATAACAATACTCAAACTCTTATACATATGCTTGCAGAAGAATTTGCAACTTTTGATTGCACGTACAAAGAATTGCGAGATACATATAATAATGGCTATTTCACAAAAGCAATTTGTAAGAGTATTGATAAAATAGAATATAAAGCAGATAAATGTGTATCAACAATTTTAAATTTTTCAAGACAACCTTTTTGGTATAGTGACGAAGGGCAGAAAGCTATAATGTATAACTTACCCGCATCATCCACAGCAGAAATCAATATTTATAATCCTGAAAAATTTGATTCTGCACCATATATAAAATTGTCTTACAATCAAGATGTATCATTAGAAATTAATAACACACTTATGCAAATAAAAACTGTTTTTTCAAGCGGTGAAAGCATTGTTGAACTTGATTCAGAACTACATTCAGCTTACTGTGGATTGTCAGATATGAATAATTACATTGCAAGTAATTATTTTCCAAAGCTACACCCTGGTTGGAATACAATTAAATTGCTATCTCAAAAAAGTAATGCTTTCAATACAATTGAAATTATACCACGGTGGAGGCGATTATAATGTATCCTCTGCTTTATGACAGTCTTCAAAATTCTACAGAATCATTTAACACTAACGGCTACGGATTTATTACTGAATGTACTGAATTTTTAGTAACAGAAGAACGCAATGGCATATATACATTTGAAGCAAAGATTAAAAGTACAGATAGATTAATTGATAAAGTCAAAAATGGTGCTTACATAAAAGCAAAAGCTAATTCACAAGATGGACCACAGGTATTCTATATTGAAAAAATAGAAATTGATAAATATGGCGATATGACTGTATCAGGAAGTCATATATCAAGATTATTCTTTCAAAACGGTACCGTACCTATGTATTTTAATTATTCAAAAGATGATGATCCTGCTTCAATTATTTCTAATCTTCAATATGAAGTATGGTACAAAAATATTCCTTACAGTTGGTTTAATTTCTCATCTAATATTAGATTCAAAAAAGAATTTTCACTCGGGTTTAACTCGGCAGAAACATTTGAGAATATTTTACTTAACGACGAAGAAGGTTTGACATCAGTTTTTAAAGCAGAATTGTGGTGTAATAACTTTACAGTCAATCTGCTTTCAAGCAGAGGTAAAGGCACTCATAGACTTATCTTTGGCTCAAATATATCAGAATTTAAACAAATTAATTCAATCAATGAATATTATACACACATTATGCCATATGCTCGTTGCGAAACAACAGATGGTAAAGAAGTTACAGTAACTGCAACAGAACTTTACACAACTAATTTGAATGCAGTTTTTAAAAAGACATATCTATTTGATTGCACAAGTAAAATTACAAAAACAAAAGTAAATCCTCAAACAGGTTTGGGATATAACGATGTTAGGAATATGCTTAAAGATGCAGTTGAAGAATATTTAAAAAATACTGAACAAGTTACTGAATATGTTAATATTACTGTAACGCTTGAATCGGAACTTGCAAATTTAAAAGATTGTGGGCTATGCGACAAAGTAATAGTGTTGCATAAAGATGGTTCAGAAATTGAAAGCAAAATCACAAAAACAGTATATGACAGCATTAGCGAAAAATACACAGAAATCGGCATAGGAGAAGTTAATCTCAAAATGTCTGATTTTTTAAAAATCAAAAGGAGATTTAGAAGATAATGAAACTTAAACATATTCCTGCTACAATTGACATCAACAGTCGCAACGAGCAGCGAATTGCAGGTATTGTCAATATTAATGACAAAAAGACAAGATATCTTGATGTAACGATAATTGCAAGTGGAGAAAAACTCGATATAAGCGGTTGCACAGTTACTGCGATTTTTGTTATTGATGATGTTTTAGTCAATAATGCAGTTGATTGCACAGTCACAAACAATATAGTTACTATTCCACTTGAGAATTTCAATGGCAGATATGGATATCTCAGCATAGAACTTAACATTGTAAAAGACGGAACAGTGATTGTAAATACACCTATTCCGCTCAAGATTCAAGTGACTTCTTCTATCGCTGATAGCGCTAAAATTTCAGAGAAAACATATGGAACTATCGCTGAAACAGTTAAAGAAGTGTATGACGCTCGTGGAACATATGAGAATTTGAGCAATAGACTTGCTGGCATTGATAATGATATAACATACATTGACGAAGCAGTGACAATGAAGATTAATCTTAAAGCTGATAAGGACAGTGTAGACAATGCAGTCGCTCAGCTAAGCAAGCAGATTGCAGACAATAAGTCCTCAGCTGATGAGTCAATCAGTACTCTGAGTCAGACCGTAACAGACAACAAAACAGCGACAGACAAGGCACTTGCGGCAAAATATGATAGCTCAAATATTGAGAGCGGTACGGGCAGTCTTACACCCGGACAGGCGATTTATGACGGCAACGAGGGCGTTTTTAACTATGTGAAAAACGGCAAGGTGGT